ATGATGATTTACCTGATCCTCGTACATTAGACTTAGCTGAACGCCAAGAATTGGCGGAGTTATATAAAAATGAGATTAATGAAATTAATTCTCGAAAAAAAGTTATCAACAATGTGGATAACTCTGTGGATAACTCCGAAGGAGATATCCAAAACAACGTGGAGACGGAATCGTAAGGGCTTTGCCCTGGATTCTGTCCCACAAAAGCCCCGATGAGGGGCGATATGCACTAATACATCTTGATATATTAGTGCTAATTGACACTAATTTAAAAAAAAGTGTTATATTTGAGTGCTAAACGAAACGTAGTGTAGTGTAAAACGAAAGAAAAACATTATATTTAAATGTCAATTAAAAAAAAACTATGGATCCCTTAATAACTGCTTCGCTTATTCAAGGCGCTTCTAGCGTAGGTGGCTCAATTGCTCAAGGTCAAGCTAATGCCGCTCAAATGGCTTACAACGATAGACAATATGAGAGACAGCGTAAAGATGCTCTTGCTGATTGGACTATGCAAAATGAATATAATAGTCCTAAGGCTCAAATGGCTCGTTATAAAGATGCTGGATTAAATCCTAATCTTATATACGGTCAAATGACTAATTCTCCTGCTATTCGTAGTAGTGAAATGTCTAATGCTAAACTTGCTCCAGTTAATTATGCTGGTGCTTTAGCTGAAGGATTACAAACTTATCAAGATACTGCTCTTAAAAGAGCACAGACTGATAATTTAAAAAAACAAAATGATGTTTTAACTCAGGATATCTTGTTAAAAACTGCAGATGTTTTAGGTAAAGATTATGCTAATAAAAAAATGAAATTTGAAATAGATAATCAACCTGAATTATTTAAAACTACTTTAGATGGATTAAAAGCTAATACTCGTAAAGCTATAATGGATACTATATCTACAGGTGCTTCTAATATGCGTGCTAATCAGCTTCATGATTTAGCAATGAAAGAAAGAAAACAAGGTTTAGTTAATGCTGTACAAGATTTAGCTAATAAAAAATCTTTAAATGCTTTTACTAATGCTCAAAGGCAAGAAACGTTACAACGTGTAAAAAATCTTAAAAACTCTAATGCTTTACAACAAATTGAAAAAGCTATGAAAGAAAAGGGTGTTCAACCTACTGATAATTATTTAATGCGTATTGGTTCTCAGTTAATTAATGCAGATGATGTTAATAGAGCAAAAAATCGTATTATTCAATTTATAAAAGGCGGTCGTGCGTGGTAATTATGGAAAAATTTATAGAGTATATTCAAGAGTCTATAAAGACTATAGAGAATATGGAAATAGATGATCAACAAAAAAGTTTAGTTGCATCTAGATTAGATAGTATTTGTGGATTACTTCAAATAACAATGTTTCACTTAAAACAAAACGAAAATGAGAAATCGTAGAGGTTACAAAGGACGTAAGTCCTACGGCCGTAAAGGTTACGGCAAGAGAAAAGTTTCACGTACTTATTACATGTCACGCGGTGGAATCCGTTTATAATTATGGCTAAGAACATATTTAATTCTATTCAATTAAAGAAACCTAAAAATAATTTCTTTGATTTGACTCATGATGTTAAGTTATCTGCTAACATGGGTGAGTTGACTCCAATTTTAGCTTTGGAGTGTGTACCTGGTGATAAATTCGATTTAGGTTGTGAATCTATTATAAGATTTGCTCCTATGGTTGCTCCAGTTATGCATCGTATGGATGTAACTATGCATTATTTCTTTGTACCTAATCGTATTTTATGGGATAATTGGGAGAGATTTATTACCAATTCTATTCCTGGTGTAGAGGTTGTACCTCCTACTTATGTTATTGGTGAAGGATGGTATACTGATCCTGATATTGTCGGTGCTGGTGTTGGTCGTTTCTTAGATTATATGGGAATTCCTCCTATTCCTGCTGGTGGTCAAGATACTTATATTAATGCTTTGCCTTTACATGCTTATTTAGCTATTTGGAACGAATATTATCGTGATCAAAATTTAGTTGATGAAATTAATTATAAGTTAACCGACGGCGTTAATAATATTAGTGAAGCAAATATTATTCAAAAGTTAGGTATGAAGCTTCGCGCTTGGGAGCATGACTATTTTACTAGTTCATTACCTTTTGCTCAAAAGGGTGCTGCGGTAGATATTCCTTTAGGTCAGATTGCTGAAAATGCTCCAATTTATAGAGATACTACTTCTGGTCCTACTCCTACTACTTTATCTGGTACACCTTATAGTGTAGTTGTTGCTGGTTCTAATTCTCCTACTACTTCTACAGATTTATTTGCCGCTACTGGCGGTATGGATATTGAACCTACTACTATTAACGATTTACGTCGTGCCTATCGCTTGCAAGAATGGTTAGAGAAAAATGCTCGTGGTGGTACTCGTTATATTGAAAGTATTTTATCACATTTCGGTGTAAAATCTTCAGATGCTCGTTTACAACGTCCTGAATATATTACAGGTGTAAAAACTCCAGTTGTTATTAGTGAAGTATTAAATACTTCTGGTACTCAAGATCAATTACCACAAGGAAATATGGCTGGACATGGTATTGCTGTATCTTCTGGTCGTTCTGGTTCTTATTATTGTGAAGAACACGGTTATATTATTGGTATTATGTCTGTTATGCCTAAAACTGCTTATCAGCAAGGTATCCCTCGTACGTATTCTAAATTAGATCCTTTGGATTATTTTTGGCCTTCTTTTGCTAATATTGGTGAACAAGAAGTAAAAGTTAAAGAGTTATATGCGTATACAAATAATGCAGATGATACGTTTGGTTATGTTCCTCGTTACGCTGAGTATAAGTATATGCCTAGTCGTGTTGCTGGTGATTTTAGAACATCTTTGGATTATTGGCATTTAGGTAGAATATTTGAATCTGAACCAGCTCTTAATGCTGATTTTGTTCAGTGTTCACCTGAAGCAACTCAACGTATTTTTGCTGTTGAGGACCCTGATGCTCAGAAGTTGTATTGTCATGTACTTAATAAGATTAAGGCTGTGCGTCCTATGCCTAAATACGGTACACCTACTATTTAATGTCTACCCGATGTATAACTCCTTTTCAAGTTCGAGATAAAATATCACAACAATGGATGGCGCTTCCATGTGGTAAGTGTCCTGGATGTATGAAAAGGAGATCTTCGGGATGGTCTTTTAGGTTGGTAAAAGAGGGCGAGAGGAGCGAGACTGCTTTATTCGTTACACTTACTTATGATACAAAACACGTACCTTTTACTAAGAATGGATATATGACTTTAGATAAAAGGGACATCCAAACTTATATGAAACGTTTACGCAAGTTGTGCGATACAAAGATTAAGTATTATATCTGTGGCGAATATGGTGGTTTACGCAATCGTCCTCATTATCATATGATTATATTTAATGCTGATGCTGAAAAAATTGAACATGCCTGGTCACATTACCAAGCTGGTCTTGGGTATGTGCCTATTGGTTCTATATTTATTGGTGGAGTTAATGAGGCTACTATAGGATATACTTTAAAGTATATGCAAAAACCTGGTAAAATTCCTAAACATAAAAATGATGATAGATTAAAGGAATTTTCTTTAATGTCAAAAGGTTTGGGTGCTAATTATATTACTGATAATATGGCCAGATGGCATAAAAACGATTTATTAAATCGTATGTATGTTCCTTTAAAAGATGGTAAAAAGATTGCTATGCCAAGATATTTTAAGGACAAAATGTATACTGATACACAAAAGTTGTTAATTAATAATCATTTAAAATTGGTCATTTCTGAAGAAAATCAAAAACAAGAGCTCGAGCTCATTAAAGAATTTGGTGAGTATGCTGAAAAAATTCTTGTTGAAAGACATGTTAATTCGTTTAATAAAATGTATAAAAATTCTCAATTAGGTAGAGATAAACTTGATAAATTATGAAAGTAAAAAATTCTTTAAATGCAAATGAATTTGCAAAAAAGTACGAAGTTAATAATAAACCTTCGTTAACAGTACCTGATCAAACTATGAGTTTGAAAACGATTTTAGATCGTTATACTAGAGGTTTGCCAGTTGGTGGCAGAACTGATTTATATTATGATGAGTATGATGATTTACCTGATCCTCGTACATTAGACTTAGCTGAACGCCAAGAATTGGCGGAGTTATATAAAAATGAGATTAATGAAATTAATTCTCGAAAAAAAGTTATCAACAATGTGGATAACTCTGT